GTGGGAAATCGAAATCAGGCGGGACCTCAGGCCCACGTTCAGGAAGTGACGCATGTTCCAGATCGATGCGAAGACCGATGGGTTGAACGAGACCACCAGGATGCTCATGGAGCTCCCGGGGATCTTCCAGCGTGCCAGGGCGTCGGCTCTTTCCTCCACCGGCTGGTGGGTGGCCCAGGAACTGCGAAATCACATCGAATACGGCGGTACGGGATGGAGGAGGCTGCACCCGCTCACCCTCAAGCTGAGAAAGTTCCGGTCCGCGCCGGCGAGCCCGCTTTTCTTCCTGGGCCGGTTCGCCCGCTATATGGTTTCACCTGATGCAAACGAGGTTAAGATCGATCTGGGGAAGGGCGCGGCCAGAAAAGGCGGAGGATGGGGCCAGTACCGGGAGCGGCCGGACCCATGGCTTGCCGGCGCGGTGAGACGGCACGAGGAAGGGACCAGGGTCGCCGTGACGAAAAAGACGCGCCTTGCGTGGCTCTCAACCAAGATCAAGGGGAAGAAGTATAAGAGACAGGGGAGAAGCGGGTCGGTGACCGGCGGCTATTTCGTGTTGCGCCCGGAAACGACGCATCTCACCATTCCGCCCAGGCCCATCTTCGGGCCGGTTTACAAGAAGATCCAGGGTGACGTGATGCCCCGGTTTGAGAAGCAGTTCACCGCGGCCCTCAAGCGGTACATGGAGGGAGGTCGGACAGCATGACCACAGTCGAGGTCCTCGCAGCCATAAGAAACGCCGTGGCAGCAGATGCGACCCTTACCGCCTGGTGCATGGAACAATTCGGGAAAGCGCAGACGGTCCTCCTGGGGATCGACGAGAACCGGCCCCCGGCGGAAGAGGATTACCCGGTTGTGGCGATTGCAGGTATCGAGCAGGTGAGAGGGCAAAACCGCCGGGAGCTGGAGTGGAATGTTTTCTTGGGGGTCGGTGTGGTCAATGCGGAGATCGCTGAATCGGGCAACATGCGCACCTGCACTGGGATGCTCCAGGCGGAAACACTCCGGGAGCTCGCGGAGAACGCTCTCTACAGGGCAAGGCTTTGCGACGTGGAGTCGGCCGGCGATGCATCGGGGGAGAGCTATCACCCTCTGTATGTGAGTTATACCACGGTTACCGTGCGGCAGCTCCAGACCACCAGGCGGGGATTACCGTGACGAATGAAACGCCATCCACCTCACCACCCCCCCTGTGGATGCCCGCGGGATCGGTCAGGGCCATCCTGGCCATCCTGGCCATGATCATCACGGGAGCCATGCTGCTCATCGAGGTCAACGTACCAGAATGGTGGGTGGCATCTGGGAGCATGATATGGGCATTTTACTATAAACGTTCTTGATCGCTGGAGGTAAATAAAATGGCACTGACAACCAGCACTGACAATATTCGTTACAACGGGACCGGGCGGGCCTATGCGGCTACCGTCGCAGCTACCAATCCTGGGGCTGATCTTGGGGAACTTGAAAACCTGGACTTTTCCATCAAGGTCTCCACGGAGAAGCTCAAAAGTACGAGGAATGCATCGAGGGCAACTCTTCTTGAGGTTGAAACGGAGCGTGAGGCAACTCTTTCATTCGGCCTGCGCGAGCAATCCGAAGAAAACCTACTGATGGCACTGCTTGGCACGACCCTGAACACATCGAATCAGACCGCAAGTGGAGGGTCCGGGACGTATCAGACCACTAAGACCTGGGTAACTGACGAGTATATTGATCTCGGTAAATTCAATGTGTTCGTCACCAAGGCATCGGGGACGATCACGGGTACTCTGGCTGCCGGTGATACCGTCACTGGAGATGTTTCGACCAAGACCGGCAAGATCGCTTTCGTCAATACCGCCGGCACGGATTACATCATCGTGGTGCAGCGCACGGGCGCCTTCACTGGCGACACGAAGCTCTCCAAAGACGAGAGCAACTACATTACCGTTTCCGGGATCGAGACACTGGAGGACGTGTGTATCACTGATTCCTTGGGAACCACGCTAAGGGTCAATGGGACCAATTACAGCATCGATCCAGATTATGGATATGTGCGCAAAATCGGGACACTTGAAAACACTGATCTGGTGTCCTTCGATTGGGAAGCCGTGAGCATGAAATATCTTTGGGGACTGTCCGCCGGCAGCGTGACCAAGAAGCTCACCTTTGTATCCGACAAAAACGACCAGGGCCCGCGTCAGCGGTGGACGTTTCATAAAGTCCAGATTAACCTCAACGGGGACATCAACCTGATCGGGGAAAAGAACGCTGTACTGAACATCACGGGGAGCGTGCTGGCGGACACCACGCAGCCGAGCGGCCAGGAATATTATAAGGTGGAAATGCTGGGGTAGGAGGACAGGTGCGACTGGAGAAAACCGTTGATCTGGGTCACATGCGGGTGAGGGTCACTGAGATCACGGTAGGTGCACTGCGCAATTTGATAGCCCAGGACATTCCAGGGTTCAATGCAATGGATTGGATTGCAGGCAGGTCCACTCTGCCGGCTGATTTGATTTCCGCCTTCACGGACCTTTCCCCGGATGCCCTGCAATCCATGACGTTTTCCGAGATCCAGGCCATCATCGAGGCGGTCCAGGAGGTCAACGGCTCTTTTTTTTTCGTCATACAAAAACTCGGTCTACTGGCAGGTCTCATCGAGGGGATGCGAGATGGGGGATCGAGCGAGTCTGTGCCGACTTGATCCAGATCGGCCACCGTGATGTTTTCCGATATGGTTGGAGCTTCTTCAGAATGGTCCTGGATTCCATGGCCGAACGAGCCAAAAAAGAAAGCGCGTGACGGCTTTCAGGACCATTACCAGGGAGAGGAAACACAAAATGCAGCCCACAATGGTAATCTCTCCTCTCCTTAGCATCATCTCCATAACGACCCGACCCAGGGCCGTTCCGAAAAATCCCGTCAGTATGGCAATCATGGTCCGTTCTCCGCGAGGTCTATCATATGGCCAATGACATCAAAATTCTAATCCAGGCCCTCACCAAAGGCGAGGATAAGCCGAAGATTCTCTACGACCAGATCGAGGCGGGGTCCAAAAAGGCAAAGCTCGCCATCGAGGTATTCAACGCGACCGCTGGGAACGGCCAGGCTATCATGCGAAACCTCACCGTGGGGGCGAAGGACCTGGTGACCGCATATCTCAGCATCGGAGCGGCCAAAGCCGCTTTCTCGGGCATGGTGGACATACTGAAGAACGCCGAGCAGGCCCAGTTCACCATGACTGCATCCATCCAGGCCGCATCGAGGGAATTCGAGAAAACGGGGTCCCTCACCTACTGGCAGAATGCTGTAAAGGAACTGTCAAGAGAGATGGTCGTCTATTCGGAGGGGTCCATCAAGAACGCCATATCCCGCACGGTGGATATGACCAAACGGCTTGGTCTCTCTGCCGATGAGATGAAAATA